TGGATTTTATGCCAAGAAGGCCGTAGATCCAAATGGCAACCACCCGCCAAATGGCGTCCCTCTATCCGGTAAGCTGTCAGACATAGTTATAGACGGACGATTGATCGAATGCAAACACCTCCCTACGGGCTTTTTAATGATATCTCGCGAAGGTGTCAATAAGATGGTCAAATCTTTCCCAGAGCTGGAATATGAGGAAGATTATATTCAAATGAAGTTCGGCAAAGATAAAATGGCCTATGCTCTATACCAGACGATAGTGGGTGAAGTGGATGGTAAGAAGAGTTTTGTCTCCGAGGACTATTCATTTTGCATGAGAGCTACGCAGTGCGGCATTAAGATTTTTGGTGACACAGCAGCCGTATTGGGGCATATTGGCAATACCATTTATCATCTAGGACATTTAATTCCAGGAGGCAAGTAACATGGAGAATAAAAAATATTTGGAAATGATTCAAGACTTAGAGAGTAAGATTAGTCTAGTTTTGGACGAAGAGAAAGTTAAGCTAGTTCGCGAAGCGGCTGGCATGTATTACTCTCTCGACGACTCGACCAATGGCCTGGATTTTTGGCGCGAACATATTCTGGAAAAGACTCAGGACTATCCGACTGATGCTATGAAATTTTGGCAAGCTAACCGAGAGCTTAAGGGTCGTCTTGGTAGGCTTTACGATGAGGCTATTGCTTTTCAAAAGGCGGAGCTAGATTTGCAGGAACTTCAGCTTGATCTTGAGGATCTTCAAAAGCGCCCAGCAGACCAAGAAATAGACAAGCGCACACTTATTCAAATTGCGCGAAAAGAATTAGAGCTTAAGCAGGCTTCGATTAGGCTAGAAAATGCTAAGTTGCAGTTAGAGCGAACCCAAAGAGAAGTTGAAGACTTTAAGCAACTTTGCGACCAATACTCCGAAGGGGGTAAGAAAATACTCCCATACGAGAAAGCACGGGTGGAAGAGATCCGAGTTAAGATGGAGAACCGCTACCTGCATCATGTACTGACCGGGACGCCACTAACTACTCCAGAACATGCCTTACTAAGCAAGAATGGGGTGGTAGCTCCTCCTTCTGAAAATGTCATTAAGAAATTGCGCTTGCTGGGCCGAGACGACTTGGCTGTGCAAGAACATAGTAAACTTGTAGCCGCAGAAAGAATGCATCAATTGGTGCTAAGTGGGGCCATGAACCAACCATTGCCTCAATTGCCTGCGGATATCCCATTTGCAGTCAAAGACCTGGAGAGAAATCATGGTGGAATTAGTATGGTCAATCCTGCGCAAACTCTTCCCGAGCCGCCAAAACCAATCGCAGTCACAGACGAGCCCGATTTTGAAGTCAAGTCCGACGGTTAACAATGTGTCAATAAATTTATCAGATAAAATCCCCGGCTCTAGCTATTTTACCTGGAAAGAGGCGTTATGGCTTCCTAGATGGAACATGGCCTATATTCCCGATCAGGCTACCTTAGATAACATTATTGAGCTTGCGAGGCGTATGGATGCGGTTCGGGTTCTTGTAGGTAAACCTATTAATGTTACTGTTTGGTTGCGACCTAATGTGCCTGGCAAGGGCGACTACAACGCTTTAATTGGCGGGGCATCCAATAGCTCTCACAAGACCGGTCAGGCTGTAGATTTTGGAGTAAACGGCCTTACAGTAGATCAGGTTTTAGATATTGTCCAACCCAAACTAATGGGCCTACAGCTATCCGCTGAAAACAATGGATCTATTGACAGAATAGCCAAGAACGGTGGCAGTGGCGGTCCCAGAAATTGGATTCATCTACAGAGTCGCCCTTTGTCTGGTTCTGTACCGTGGCGGATCTTTAATCCCTAAGCAGTTTGGTTATTAAAAAAGCTATTTGTCCCCATTCTGGCTTGGCCAGCATTTCTTGATTTGCTCTTTCTTGCCAAAATCGTAGGTACTTTGAATCATTAAATAGGCGGACCATTTCTCCGATAAACTGCTCTTTGTATTCTGGCGTATCGGGATTGCCAGGTAATAGTATGCCTCCACATCCTACGGTCTCAGGTAAGCACCCTATGGCAGAAGTTAAAATGGCGTTATTGGCCAATCCGGCCTCTTGGGCTGTGATGCAGTAAGTTTCTTCAAAATGGGTGCCATACATCCATATCTGGGATTGTCGCTGCACCTTAGATAAGTCTAAATGACCTAGGCGGCCATAGTATTTTACGAATGGCTTATGTAGCAAGGATTTGCATTTATTCATGTCCTCTAGTAGCTGCGGGGTACCTCGCTGCTTTATGATGCCGTCTATGGTCGTAAAGTTATTACATACTGCCAATTTGAAGTCCGGCACATACTTAACAATCTCTTCAGACCATTGCAGCATACGCAAAAGCCCGCGACTAGGACAGGATGAATAAAACGCCTGGAAAGGATGTCGCTTGATCATTTTTTGATACAGGCTGGCGTCGGCTGTTAGAGGGACTATGTATACCTTATCTTTGGGCATTTTTTGTTGTTTGGCCATATTATCAGCAGCCCATTTAGATAGTGCCCAAATTTGGTCCAGCCGATTCCAGTCAAAACCGCCTGGAGGTTCAGATATTACGGTATCTGTAGCCCATGCAATTGCTTTGTTGTATGTTATCGGTATTTTGCAAAAATCAGTCAAAGGAAAAACTGTTCGATACATGATTAATATGTCCGTACCGATAGAGTCTACTGAGTCGTGGGGTATGTATTTGACCCCTTCTTTGGTCGTTATATTTGAAGGTACGTCCCCATATACTTCTACGTCGTAGCCATACCTAACTAACTTAGGAGCTAATTGAATGATGGCGCCCTCCGATCCTCCGATGCCGCCATTTTCAATTACCCCAGGATGCCATTTTTCCCAAGCAGGTCCCATGTATATAGCTATTTTTTTCATGACCACCACATATTCATTTTCTTTTCAAGAATTTTAAAGATCAATTTATAGGCTTTATAAAGTCACGATCTTTATAGATAATCGGCAACCACTCCATTACCCTTTTAATATTATTAAAAAAACTCCATATGGAATTATATATTCTATAGACCAAGCTCGTGCCTCGGTATCTTTTTATTTTTTTAGCTAAGGTCCTGTTCATTGAGTCCGCCCTGCTCCATTAGCCGCTCTAGTGATTTGCCTTGAAGCCACCAAGATCCTACGCAAAATAGGGCTACTACGCCATTCAACCACTGAGCAGTTACTACCAGAAGTAGGGTAGCCAATATAGCTATAGTAAGAGACATCCGTCTGCTTTGCTGCAACATGCCAATTTGTAATAATAGTTTTACTTGTTCCTTTTCCATTCTACAGCTCCTTGTATGTTTTATTGCAGTCGTTTTTATCCATTTTGCAACGCACCTTTACAATGGCGGCTTCCCTTTTAAGTCTGGCTTGTTTTTGGTATTCCGTCTCAGGCTTCTTAGTTTCTGCAATATGGGCAATGGTTGTCTGAGTTTCTTTTTCTGTAGCATAGTAGTCGTCGCCCGCCCCAACTGCCTCTTCTTTTGTTTTATCGGCAGCCTCAGTATTCTCTTCTTTTAACTCATTTACTTTTTGGCGAGATTCAGACAATTCGTGATGCAGCCTCTCTTTCGTCTTGAAATAATACAGAGCACGACTTCTTAATGTATTGTACCGATCTGCTGTCACGTCTTGCTCTGACTCAGGACCATTTTCTTGCTCAAAATTGCGCTCCGCGTCTTCCTCATTGTATCCATTCCGCTCTTCGTTATACTGAGCTTCGCGTCCATTATATTGGGCAAATACATTGGTCGACATAAGTAGCAGTATGAGTTTCTTCATACTTAAGATATTACTTTAATGGGATCTTCTTGTGAAGATGTAATAACTTTGACACCCCAAAAAAATAAACTGTTATCTAATTCCGGTCCAAGTTTAGCCTTTAAATGTTTATATATGGACCAACTTACTGAAATTACTGAAGGAAACTTCCACTCTATCTCAATATGGTCATATATTTTTTGCTCTAGCATAAACAGTGCCACTGTTATGCCAACTTCTTGGCGACGACTTAGGGATCCATACCGGTCCATATGCTGACCCTCCAAAAGATAAAATCTATGATTATAGTCCATTCCGACCTAAACCAGTCATCCGGTTCTGGATAGCAGATATGGATTCCTAAAGCAAGGGATCTTCTATTTTTATAGAAATAAGTTTGCCACTGTCTTTTAGAATTTAGCATTTACGTTTATCCATTCTTTATATTTTGCGTGAATCTCTGCGAATAGTTTTTCGCCCCCTAGTTTTGCGTGATCTACTTGCTTAATTCTGGCCATTTCTACAAAGGTGCCTGTCAAAAAAACTAACTTGGCAGTATATAAGTCATATTTAGTAATGGGTCTTTCTTCGGCACCTACATTCTTAATAACCCAATTGCGAGTACATCCTTCCAAGATATTGCCGTCATTTGGCGGAGTATATAGCCTCCCGTTGCTGTTCATAACAAATAAGTTAGCAACAGTAGCTTCTGCTATGTGCCCTGTGGGTGTTTGTAGCAGTGCGTCGTCAAATCCTTGGCGCTTAGCTTCCTTGTAGGCTAGATCGTTAACAACGTAATTGGCGGAGTTTTTAATCTGCATTTGGTGTTGCGGATATCCCCTAGTTTGGTTAGATATGCAAACTTTAATTTCTCTTTTGGGGAGTGCCATTTCCCTGATGGGCGTAAAAAAGATCTCGGTCTTGGTAGGAAACTCTTTATTTTGAACACCTTCGGCTGGTGCGTCAATATACATGACTGGCCGAATATAGAACTCTTTGGTGTCTAGTGCGTTGTCCCATACATAGTCAATGATAGCTTGTTTGATGTCCTTTTGTGTAAACACAGGCTCCATTCCTAGGGCTTTGGCGGATCTAAACAGCCGATCTATATGCTCGTCCAGAAAGACAATATTGATTTTCTGGATATCGAACGGTCCTGTAAATTGGTAGGATCGAATGCCTTCCCAGACAACCGGACCGTAATGCAGAGAGAAATTAAACCCAGCAGGATAACCACCCCCATCGTAGTGTGACTCGACAAATGACCCATCCGACCATTTTATCCACGTCTCTTTCATTAATCCCCCCGATTCATTAGCCATAAGACAAAAGCAGTAGCGAGAGCAAAGTACAATAAGACACCAATAGCAATAATTTTCATTTTTGTCCTCCGCCTATTTCTTCCGCCATTAATTATTCGAAATTTTGACGTAGACATGCATAAAGTCTCCATTTTTTATTTTAGAAGGAAGATCCAACGATGCCCAGGACAGGGCTTTGTGAATTTCATATTCATCGTCCATTTTTAAAGTTTTTCTGGCGTAAATATCTAAAATTTTATTAAATGCCTTATCGGTGTCTGTGCTCCAAACAACAGCCTTCATTTTATTTTTATCGACTTGTCGATGAACCACCTTTGTCAGCTCGTCTATTGGGCTATGTTGTATAGTGTATTTTTTTTCTAAAAGAAGTGCCGATATATCTATATCTGTCCAGCTAGAGAGATTGACTGTGGGGTATTCCGGCTCTACCGCTTCCATGTCATCCTGCTTTAGGAAGGGGCGACCATTTTCAAAGATTGTGGAAAGTTGCAAAGAAGAGGAGAGCTGAATGCCGCCTGAATGGCGGATGCTGGGGCCAATAGCGCATAGTGCTTTGGATAGGTCGGGGCTAAATTCTCTTCCAAATCTACCTTCTGATTCACTTAAAATTAAAAGAAACTGGCCAGACTCCATAGCTGCTTCTTTTAGCATTTCGAGATCTTGGGTAGAGATGTCTATGTCTCCGTACCACACCTTTTCTTTGTTGGATGTATAAATATTGGCGTTAAAAAACACCACATGGGTTGGATTGTTAAAAAGATATCGCCCCTTACTTCCTGATATAAGTCTACCGGCATTGCCGAGCTTTGCCGAGATTAGATCTGTCAAGTAATTCATTTGTTGTCCTCCTTTTTTCGGACTCTGAATCTTCCACCTTCTTTAACAAATACACCATTTTGCTTCGCCTTATCTATAGGAAGTTTGCCTCTACCGTCTTCTATAATCTCATGAATGCCTTGATTGGCAAAATGGTCCTTAACTCTCTTATCAATAGCTTCGTCCCACTTAATGTCGCGCCTAGCTCCGGTGTCCCTATTTACAAGTGCCTTGACTGTTGTTACAGCTACCTGACTTAACTGCCTTTCCGTATTGCTGCCGCAAATAGGACAAATTGGCGTCTCTTCGGGCTTGGGAGTGCCATCAAAATACTGCTTAATCTCATAAAGCTCTTCTTCTTGATGATTTGGGCAGACAAATCTATAGATCGGCATTAGGCATCCTGTATAGTGGTCAAGTGAGACGCTTTTTCAAAAATTCGCTTAGCAGCATAATAATCGTGCCTAGAAGCTTCAAGCTTCCCTTGAAGGAACGTAAGAACAGCCTTCGCTTGTTCTTGGTGCTCTTTAGCCTTAATATATAACTCATCTGTGTCTGCATAAGCCTTCCTTAATGTATCAGTTAGTTTGAGTTGTTTTTGTTCTGCATATATACTAGCCCGTTCCAGTAGTGCAAGAGCATACTGCCGCTCGGACTCAATCTTGGCTTGGCTGTACTGTAGCTCTGCCTTCGCCACTTCTCCAGAAAGTTCCGAAAAAATCATGTTTGCTGTTCGCATCAACAAGGGAGTCTCATTAATCACTGGCTCCATTAACTTCTCGTTGTTCTTGTTCAGTGCGTCTATCAGATCTTGTCGAATACTGAAGTTTGTAAGTTGGCTCATTTGACTCCCCTTTCGTTCTGCATTGGCAGAAGCTTGTCTCTCCGTCAGAGAATATCGCAAATCTAGTTCCAGGTCCATGCATTTTTTTACAAAAATTAGCGCATTTGGCCGATTCGCTTAAGTTATCGTAACTTCTGACTTTTGTTCGAGTTACTGGTCCAGGAGAGACACACCCGACCATAATGTTAGCTATGAGGATCGCTGTCCAAAACTTCAACATGATGCTCTCCTTTTGCCCATATGGCGTCCATAACTGTTTTTTGTTCTTCTGGATTTTCCGACAAACTCTTGACCAAAGCAGCAAAGCCTACCAAGCTCTTGCCCCCAGGAAGGACGTATGTACGATTATTGGGCCGCTGGATTACGCCCTGATTAATCCCAAGTTTGGCGACTTCCTCGCCTTGATTAATGATGCCCTGACTAAAATGAAGCGTAAACTCAGCAACGCGACCCTCTCCGCCGGATCTAGTTTTGGTAACTTTTGCCCGGATTTTTTTGCCAACTACCTCGCCAGTGTCATTCATATTGTTGCTGGTTTCATCTACAATAATAGAATCTTTAGAGCTAATTTTTTCTACCCTGACAACCAGTGAGGTGTTGTGTCTCAAAGTCATTCCAGACGGGAGAATGTACTTTTCGTATTTGCTGGTGTTGGGATCCATATTGGTCCTGGCCTGACTGATAAGTACGCACAAAATATTATGTTGATTGATGTATTGCATTATAGACTTAAGTGCGACTCCCAAAAACTTAGATAGGTCGCCGATAACCTGATCTCCGGTAGAGTCTTGATTATTTTCTTTAGGGCCGACCATGTTAGTTACAGAGTCAATGATAATAGCCTTAATTGGTGCACCTTCTTGGGACAGGGCCTGGGCTGTATTTTTAATATAATCAAAAATTTCCGAACCAATATTGCCGGACCTGTGCATCACTAGATCGGCGTTAACCCCTTGAGTTTGTGCCCATTTTGGGCTAAAAGAGAACTCGGTGTCGAACCATAACGCAATGGCTTCTGGATCTTCTTTTTGAAGTTGTGCAATTAGGTTCATTGCAATAGTAGACTTGGAGCTTCCTTCCGGTCCCCAAAGAACAGTGATATGTCCTTTTGGAATGCCGCCGTGCGTAGCCCAATTAAGGGAAGGGGACGGAGTAACCAACAAATTTTCACTAATATCTTTGACTTGTGATGCGACCTTAGCAGCATCGTCAGCTTTAATTAAGGCAGACATCCACTTATTTTTCGACATAAAACCCCTTTCAGATAGTTCAATCTGAAGTATGGCTTACAAAATTCGCGGGGTCAAGTCCTAAATTATACAGAGCGGTTAGAAGTATATCTTTGATGTCACAACCTGTGACAACATAATCCTTGGGATAATGTTTTGCAACTACTTGTTGTATATACAGGGCAACCAGCCAGGCCGCTTCTAGCCTGTGTTGACACAGCTCGCAAGAGTCTTGGTGCTCAAAGCCTATGCGCCTTAGTTCGGTCTTGCAATTTTGCCGACTTAGCTTAGGCTTAAAATCAACGATATCGGCCATTTAGAATTGAAATCCTACCGAGAGACCTACTTGTTTATTTGTAATTCCAAAAGCGCCAAGATACACGGGTCCCAATATTCTGCGTTGGACGCTGATGCCGTAATCGGGCTGTAAGGATTTGATATCTTTCATATTTGAAGAGGCTAGGGCAGATATCATCCAGTCGGGTTTTTTGTTTTTTACAATCTTTTCTTTGAGCTTCTCTTTCTCGGTTTTCTTTTTTTCTTCACTTTTTTCTTTGGTGTCTATGGCAATAATGCTGTTATCTTCCTCTACAATCTCGGTTCGCTCTTCTATGGTTCCGTCTGGCTTAGTAATTCGAATAATGACTGTGCGCTTCTTTTTGTCCTTATTCTCTTTCTTAGTCTCATCCTTGACGTATATTTTCTTCTCAACTTCAACAATTTTTTCTTTTTCAACAATCTGAACCTTAGAGGGTGCCAGGAGTCGACCGAAACCCACACCTATCGCTAATGCAATAATAACCCAAAAGATCGGGCTTTTAGCCCATTTTAAGAGGGTGTCCTTTATCATTTTCCTGCTCCTTTTTTTCAAATGTTACCAGTCCGCCCAAGTTGCACAAAGTATTGGCAATACTTAATGCGCTGCGTAAAGATACGATGGCTACCTTAGTGGGATCTACAATACCACTCTCGAAAGCATCCTGTACAGTTTTATGGTTCCGAGCATCGTATGCTGCCGGAGACTTCTTTTGTGCCAGGCTCTTGATTAGTTCCGCATAGTTCAAAATACCGGCATTTTTGAATAGAGTTTCTATAGGAGCCTTTAAAGATCTTGCTATGGCCTGATTGAAGGGATTTATGTCTTCTTGCAATAAGGACACAGCAGCACGAAGCAGGGTCGTTCCGCCCCCAGGAACGATCCCGCTTTCTTGTGCGCTGCGTATTGAGCATAAGGCGTCATCAATTCTAGCTCTTATTTCCTTGAACTCAGCAGGTGTCGGTGTACTGAGATTGATGACTGCTATGCCCCCAACCAATCGACTAATTCTTTTCTTTTGGCCGTCACGGTCATAGTCTGACTCTAGCGACGGCATTTGTTCTTTTAATGCTGCAATATGCTTTTCCAATCTTGGTTGATTTGGATAGGCGTAGAATGTTGTTTGATATTTACCAGAAGTAACAGAAATAGCCTGACCAAGGCGCTCCAATAGATTTTCACCGGACATTGGATTATTTACCCCGTTGAACACTTCCCCGTCTGTATATGTAGCCAAGTCGTGCAAAAAGTGCTGTGCTGAATTGGGCATGTAGTTTGCCTCTGAGATCATGGGGTAAATGTTTACGCTGGTTTTATTGAGGATAAAGAGTTTAAGAATGTCGTTGGCAAAGGAATGCGCCACTAAAACAACTGGCGGTCTTTGGCCCACAGGAAAGGTAGCTATAGCTTCCATTAATGGCACTACTTGATTTATTTGTTCAATGTTGCCATCAAAACAAGCTACTAGAACCTTGTCAGCTCGGAATTGCTGAGATTCTTGATCAACAAAAAGACCTCCGCTGACTCCTATATCCTTCCAGCCCTTCCTACCGCTAAACCCAGGAGTATGCTTCACTGACATGGTTTTTTTGCCAGGATATCCTTCTTCTACGGTGATTTCTCCGTCTTCTCCTACCATATCAAAAGCCTGAATAAGGGACTCGGATATGTCAGGATCTCCATTAGAAGAAATGATTGCGACGTGCTTCAAGTCTTCTAAACTCTTAACAGGCCGAGATTCTGACTCAATAAAAGGGATAATCCTAGCTTCAATAATTTTTTCAATTTGACGTAAAACTTCCTGAGTTGATCGGGTTCGATCTTGAGACATTAAGTTATTCAATTCATTAATGAAAGCATCGGCAAGGATAATAGAGGTAGTCGTTCCGTCTCCTGCTATATTTCCACATTCTTCGGAGGCTTGAATAATAACCTTAGCAATAGTATCTTTATTTGGATCCTTATAGCCCACGGACTTGGCTACGGTAACCCCATCCTTAGTAACTTCGGGTGTGCGATCTAAGTGCTGAATCAATACAGGTCTTCCGCCAGGGCCATGAGTAGCTCCTACGATTTCAGCTATATCTCGAGATACTTCCTTAACTAAGCTGTCAATATCTGTTTTTGATCTGAGTACAAGTTTTCTATCCATCGAATCCTACCTTTATGATGTTTGAATCTTCAGGAACATTGGCAAATTCAATTATTCCGTTCATCAAATCCCGGGGAAACTCTGTTTGCTTGTGATTCTTAACAAGCCATACGTCACCGCAACATTGAGAATTTTCGTCATTAAATTCGGTGTTTAATAATCTCATTCCTACTGCATAGCGTCGATCCCGCCATTGGAACTTTTTGTCTTTATTAACAAAAGCAAATAGCGAATGCCCATGTAGGTTAATCTCATTATGAGTGGAATTCATGTACTGAGGTTTAATCTTAACAACGAAAATAAGGTCCTTTAGGATTAGCTCTGGCTTTTTAATTTCTGCCAAAAGATTAGATACCTTAGTTCCGATCTCATATCCTAGCATGGGATTTTTGCTATTTTTATGAACTAAAACAAATATTTGAGTCAGATGTCCTATAACTTTCTTTTTTATTAAGGAGCTTAGATGTTTATAGACTGCTGCTTCATTGTTTTTATGCACATTGAGCAGCATAAGGTCTGCGTATTTCTTTTTTTTCATTTAGCTCCCGCTAATCGTTAAAAAATTCATCCCAGGCGTCCATTCGCTGCTTAAGCTTCCTATCTTCTTCCTCATCAGCAAAAAACTCATCCCAGGTTTCTAGTCGCCTTTTAGTTTCTTCTTCCTGCTTCTTAATTTCATCTGCGAAGAACTCATACCAGGTATCTAGTCGCCTTTTAGTTTCTTCTTCCTGCTTCTTAATTTCATCTGCGAAGAACTCGTTCCAAGTATTTCTGCGCTCTTCTTCTTTTACTTCAGAAACAAGCTTACCGTTTTCCATATAATCATCGTCTGATGCTAGTATTGGGTCTCTATCGTCCATATATTTCCTTACGTAGGTTTGGTAATAATAACTCGAAGTTATACAGTTATCAAGTTTTCCAGCTTTTGCTTCAATGCCGCATTGTGTTATAATACTTATCAAATCTGGGCGGATTCTTTCATCGGATAACTTCATTGGGGCTCCATATATTGAAACTGATGTATCGTAAATAAAAACTTTTTCTTTCCCATTACTTAAATAAAAACCCGCTCTGTAGAGCGGCTTATCTTTCTCGTAAGAGAAATGTAGAGATTCAGTTTGCCCTTTAAATTTTTTAATCTTATGATAATTAGCGCGACGCACCAAAAGCTGATCCTGCCTCTTTACTTCATCCTGCTTTTCGTAGTCGTTGCAGGCCCAGCCACAAGTAGATAAAAACGGATTAATCTTATCTACCATTTCATTCGATGGGTTCTGGTCATATATATCCCTTCCCCACTTATAGGAGGCTTTGGCATGTTCTAGTTGGGCGAAGTACAGCTTAGAAGGGGATGTCCATAACTTACCTTTGACGTGATAATAGCCGGATACATAAATATTCGAATGGATTTTAGCTTTATAATTTACTCGGAGTCGGATGATCCCTATTGCTTTCATTAATTTAATCAAGCGGTTAGCTCTTGGAAATCCTCCAGCTAAGCCTTCGAAGTGCTTCTTACCGAGATTATTTCTAAAAGTAAGCCCGTATCCTGACTTACTAAATGCATCATAATGCTTTGCCAAAAAGAAAAAGATTTTTGGAAGCCTCTTATTTAACTTCTTAATTTCATTAATTAAATGCTGCGGCTTTTGATACATATGCCCGTACTTATTTACATAAGCAGGGAGTATAAGTCTGCGAAATTGTTTTACAGTCTTTATGTGCTTCGGGCATCGAGTTTTTTTAAAAAGGGAAATTATAACGCTGCACGTCATCTTATTGTGCAATTTGTTGATAATTTCTTGATCAGACATTGAAGCTAGTATTGTACCAAATCATTTGACTGTCAAGCCTAGACACCATATACTTGGGGAATGAAGATCGAATTTACAGACTTTCAAGCTTTTGAAGGTTCTCACGAGCTGCATTTAGACGATCAAACTTGCTATTTATTGCACGGCAAAAATCTTGACGAAGGTGGATCTAATGGGTCCGGCAAGACTAGCCTTATGACCGCAATAGCGCTAGCCTTTACGGGCGAAGCCCCTAAAAACATTACAAAAAAAGAATTGCCGTTTAGCGGCAAAAATAACTTCCAGCTTTCTCTATCCTATGGAGACTTCAAATCTACTTTCGGAGATCATGTAGTTATTAATGGTCAGGAAATGGGAAAATCTAAGTTTAACCAGGACTTCCAATCTCTATTGGGTTTCACAAAAGACCAATTTAACACCGTGTGCTACATATATCAAAACTCTAAAAATAGGTTTATGGATCTTTCTGACTCCGAAAAGAAAGACTTTTTATTCCCTTTAATGAACTGGGACTCTATTTTTGTCGGACTGGAGCAGGCCAATTCAGATAAGAAGGCTTTGCCAGATACATCAATCAACCAAGAAGCCATAGTTGCGCTAGAGGGCCGCAGACAGAGCGCATTAAGTGCAGCAGCCGACCTGGCCATGAAAAAGGAGCTAGCACTATCTAAACTTAAGCAAGAAGTAGAAATCGCCAGAAATGAAGCCCAGACTATGGATGCAACATTAATTAGACACCAAGAGGAGTTATTGAGTTTAAAAAAGTCTTTGGCGGACAAACTACGGTCTGACAAAAATCGACTCGATGAAATGAAAGACAAGTTAAAGTTAGTAGATCTTAAAAAACAAGAACTTATAAAGTTAGAGCTGCAAATATCTCAATTAAGCAATACTATTGCTGCCTTGCGCAATCCAAACACCAAGTGCCCTACTTGCGGTTCTGATATGCACAAAGACCACTCCGTAGCCATCAAGGAGCACTTAGCCGCCCTAGAAGATAAGCAACTACAACAAAAAGCTGTCAAAGACTTTCTACAGGGCAGCGAAGAACTGCACGAATTAGCCACAAACTTAGAGCTACAGATTAGAACCGAAATCATCAACGGCACTCAGCAAAAGGAAACTGAAGTTGCCGGTCTCTCCACCTTGTCCGACCAATTGAAGAAGAATTTGGCAAATATTGAAAGACATTACAAGGAACAATCACAGAGCTTTGAACGAGAAGAATCATCCCTAAAGCTGGCTATAGATACAATAGACAAGGATATTTTTGCCAATAAAAAAACCATAGAAGAGATCAATCTTAAGTCCATCCAACTTACTGAAATTATTGACATTCTTAAAAAAGTTCAAAGTATTGCCATAGATATGGCCATGCGCGATCTTGTGGAGATTTCTAATATATGGCTTTCTCCGATGTCAGGAGGTGCGCTGAGCATAGATTTTGAGACTACCAAGGTACAAGGCAATAAGAAAGTAGCCCAAAAGATAGTTCCGGTAATCAATCACAAAGTAAGGGGGCCTGTATCTGTCGGCAGCCTTTCTGGGGGCGAATATGCCAAATGCCGCCTAGCCGTAGATATGGCCCTTCATGAGATCGTGACTGCTCGCGTCAATACCATTCCGAAGGTGCTAATGCTTGATGAAGTAACTCACGATATTGATGCAGAAGGCAAAATAGCTTTCTATAACTTGATAACTCAAAGACTTAGTGATAGATTTGTCTTAATAGCAGAACACCATGAAGAAATAAAGGGGATGTTCAGTAACATTATCGTCGAAAAAAAAGACGGAAGGGCGCGGGTAATAAATAATGAGTAAACTAAAGAAACAAATGGGTAAGGCAAAAGATGCGGCAATGTCCGCTCTTAAAAAAATTGGTAAAGTTCTTAAAAAGGGGACTCTTCCTGTTCTAGCGTTCCTAGCCACTTTGGCAATTTTCGGATTGGTATCTGCAAAAGGACCTCAGTGGCACGGTGATTATATTCGCTCAAAAGTAGGCTCAGTTACCTTAAAGATTGTTAAAGACAATACGGAGAGATCCGGCGGAACTGGCTTTCATGTTAGAACAGAAAAAGGCAACGACTACATTTTAACTAACGCACATATTTGTGAAATGGCGGTAAATGGACAAGTTCTAGCCGTTACTCCAGACGGTAAAAAAAGAATGAATCGACGCGTTATCGAATCTTCCGAAGATCACGATCTATGCCTAGTAGAAGGCCTTCCCAATATGAAAGGCGTCCCTCTAGCAGCCAAAGATCCTGAAATTGGAGAGCTTATTGGAGTAGTAGGCCACCCTGCCCTATACCCTCTGACACTGTCCAGAGGCGAGTTTCGCGGCTTTACTACGATACAATTAGTAGTAGCAGTGAATGTTGAAAAAGAAGAATGTAGCAAGTCTAATCAGAAACTAATCGAAATGCCGCCAGATTCTTTAGAATTTGCTTTTGGATTAGAAAATATCTGCATTCAAGACTTCAGCGCCGGAGGAACCTCAGCTATGATTTTCCCAGGCAATAGCGGCTCTGCTACTGTTAATTTTTGGGGCAATTTGATTGGCGTTATATTTGCTGGTGACCGTCGCGGTTCTAGCGGCTTTTTTGTTCCGCTAAAAGAAATTCGAAAATTCCTTACTCACTATTAAGAATGAAGATATTGGCAATTGACCTATCAACAAAACCAGGGGTGGCTCTTCTTGACGGAGAGCGACCCCTTTTTCATACGACACTATTCAATGACCTAACAAAGCGTGACTTCGGAACTTATCCAGAAAACATGCTCAAGATGACCTATTATGTAATAAACAAGCTTACAAATTTAACACATAAATTAATTAGTGAGCACGGCAGACCAGACCTCATAGTCATAGAAGAGACTGTACCTGGTCGAGAAACCTATTCACAAAAACAATTAGAGTGGTTGCATTTTTGGCTTTGTCAAAAATTAATTGGAGAGTTTCAAATTGTTCCAAAATACATAAGAACTGGTGATTGGCGCAAAACATTAAATATGCGCCTGTCCAAGGAAGATAAAAAAAATAATCAACTTGTCTCTAAAGGAAAAAAACGAGGCCGCATCGGCAAGAAACATTTGAGCGTCCGAATGGCAAATGCTCGATGGAATTTATCCTTAAAAATAAAAGATGAAGATGCGGCAGACGCATTAAATTTAGGACTTGCAGCATATATGGGCGCGCCATTCAGTACAGGAGAAATAATTAAAAAAAATAGTTGATTGAATCTTCACAAAAAGATATCATCTAAGCGTGGAGGTTCAATGAACGCATCAAACAAGCTACTGTCCGATATCGTCGCTTTTAGAACATACGCAAAATTTTTACCAACCAAACAACGCAGAGAATCCCTGGAAGAAACCATTAATAGAACAATGGTCATGCACCTAGACCGATTCCCTAAGCTATCTAAAGAAATAACTAAGGCTTTTACTAAGGTACATAACCTATCTGTCATGCCTTCCATGAGGACCTTGCAGTTTGCAGGCGACGCTATTCTGAAAAACAATGCGCGAGGATATAACTGCTCCTTTGCACCCATTAGCGACATTCGAGTCTTTTCGGAAGGGCTCTTTGTCATGCTAAGTGGATGTGGCTTTGGATATTCAGTACAAAAGCACAACATTGAAAAGTTGCCAAAAGTGGGAAGAACTAAAGAAGAAAATATTTTTATAGTGCATGACAGCATTATGGGCTGGGCCCAGGCTCTTGAGGCTCTGATGTCGGCCTACTTTAATAGCAGCATCCGTCCTGTGTTTGATTTTTCAAATATCCGCCCTAAAGGTAGTTACCTCGTAACAACGGGAGCAAGAGCGCCAGGTCCCGAACCATTAAAAAAGATGCTTGAGCAGGTTGAAGAAAAGTTAAAGACTGCCAGGGATAGGAAATTAACCTCACTAGAGGTTCACGACATAATGTGCATAATAGCTCAATCTGTATTGTCTGGCGGAATTAGACGTGCAGCTATGATTGTGCTATTTGATCGTGACGATACTGAAATGCTTAAATGCAAATCTGGAGAATGGTGGATCAAGTACCCCTATAGAGCTAGAGCTAACAATAGTGCGGTGCTTCCAAGAAATGAAGTATCTAAAGAAGAGTTTTATGAGATATTCAAGATGACTCAAGAAAGTGGTGCCGGAGAACCAGGTTTTTTCTGGACCAACGACATAAACATGGGCACGAACCCTTGCTGCGAAATTGCGCTCAATCCATTCCAGTTTTGCAATCTTAGTACAATCAATCAGACAGGGATTACTTCCAAAAAAGAGTTTCTAAGTAGAATATATTCCGCCTCCCTATTGGGGACGCTACAGGCTTCGTATACGGATTTTCCTTATTTAAGGGATATTTGGAGACAGACCACGGAAGCCGAGGCATTGCTAGGGGTCTCTTCTACAGGTATTGCAGACGCCGCTAACCTCATAACTGAAGATTGGCTTCAAGAAGGTGCCAAGCTGGCTCTTGATGTCAATGAAAAATATGCTAAAAAACTGGGCATTAATCCAGCAGCCAGAGTTACTGCTATTAAACCGGAGGGGACCTCATCAACCGTACTAATGTCCAGCTCAGGTATTCACGATAGGCATGCCCCCTTCTATCTTCGAAGAATTAGGATGAATAAGGACGATCCATTAACCATGTACCTAAAGCACACAATACCTGAACTCGTAGAGGACGATCTTTTTGATGCAGGCGGTGCAGTAGTAACAATACCGCAAGAATCTCCTAACGGGGCGCTACTGAGGAACAACACGTCGGCAATTGACCTACTGAATCGAGCAATAAAATATAATCAAAACTGGGTAGCGCCAGGGCATAGATCTGGCAAAAACATGCACAACGTATCCTGCACTGTGTCGGTTAAAGATCATGAATGGAGCGCATTATGCGACGCAATGTGGCAACAAAAGGATCTGTACACAGGAATATCTTTACTTCCGTACGACGGGGGTACATATCAGCAAGCACCTTTTGAGGAATGTACAAAAGAAGTGTTTGACAGTTTGAGTTTATTAGTTAAGAATATTGACTTAAGAGAAGTAAAAGAAGAGCAAGACAACACAGCTAGAATGGATGCTCCAGCATGTGCTGGAGGTTTATGTGAAATTATATGAAGTTTTCTGATTACAACATAGAAAGGATTAGAGGGACTGGTCTAAGGACGGATATTCGCTCAATCTTTAACAGCAATTATCTTTGGACCGAGCTATATGAGGAGTGCGACGATCCTGCGCTAACGGAATGGGAGCTGGATTTTAAAGCCCGCAAAAAACCATATCATTTTGTAGAGGCTGTAGATAAAAAAACAGGAAACATATACTACTGCATTCTAGTTGAGGAAATCCCTTATGGCCGAAAAGCAAAGAATAAAAAAAATCAGAGCGGAAATCAGGCATGAAAAAAACAAACTCCGCTCTGGAAGTAACACTGGAGACGATATATGGATAGCCAACATGATAAAACTTTTGAGGGAACAAAAAGCCCTTCAAAGCGACGACGCAGAAAAAGATCCGTTCAGCCTGTCGCTCTTAGGCTACCCAGCGATAATGCTCCTGGTCGCCATATGGATATCAATGCGAATCTACAACCAGTAAATGATTTTGTAATTCTGCACAGAATAGGGGAGATATTGATTGGTCTCATGGGGAAAACTTTGGCCAAATCTGCCAAATACCCTAAAGAAGCTGAAATAGTGAATGAAGCTCTTCAGAGTTTTATTAATCGTAAGTTGAAGGAAATATACGGGTTTCCTGAAATACCCGCAAAAGAAGAAACTCCAGTAACCAAGGAAGAAGCGATGCGTATGGTCAAGGAAGCGATTAATAAGGTCAAGGGAAAGGCGAGCGCCGCCCCCAAGCAGTCGCCCCCGGCCTCGTATGTTTCCGATACATATGTCAATCCACCAGAAACTCCGTCGGTAGATAACTACAATCCTCACTCTTTTATTAATAGGAGAATGGCAGACGATAGCCTTGATTCGGGTCGGGGCGATTTTTCTAGTGGACAAATTACCGATCTTGCACAAAGATTACTTAAGGGTTAGTTTCACAAATAGTAGGAGTTTTCGTGAATAGGCCAGCACACCTAACGGCAGTAGAGAAGACGGACTTTGAATTTGGAAGAGACTATAGACTGGCACTAATCAAGGCCATGTGGGAGTCTCCAGAAAAACTACTCATATCTGCAAGAGACTTCGATTCTAAATTACTAGAAGACCAAAATATGGCCTTCTTGTTTGACTTCATAAAGAGATTCGCTGAAGGCTCGGGACAGGCACCTACCAGAGCTACAATAGTTGCATATATTCAGGACGTAGCCAAGTCGGACTTTACTCAAAAAACTAGACTTCTTGACCTGTTATCGGAAATTGAAAATTGCCAAATTCAGACCCAATATGCAGTAGATAGGTTTAAAAAATTTGCTATCCGCCAAAAATTGCGCAAGGGCTTTAAGGAAATAATCTCCTCTGGCGAAGATTTGAGGCCCGAAAGAGTTTCATCCAGTCTTTCTGCACTGTTAAAAGACATACAAGATATCCATAACAATGACCACACGTATAACCCATTAGACCTTAATAAAAACAATGTCTTAAGTTCTTTATCGAGAATATACTTAAATAGGCAAAATCCAATCCGTTGCGGAGTGAAGGCTATCGACGATGCCTTGGGTGGTGGTTTTCAAAAAGCCGGTCTTTATTTTTTCATAGGCGGTGCAGGTACTATGAAGTCCATGACCATGATGAATATTACTTACGAGGCGGTCAGGGCAGGGAAAAAAGTGGCGTATGTGGATATGGAAAACGGCAACGACAATCTGCTTGTTAGGTTCATAGTCAGATTTTCTGGACTAACTAATAAAACCGTGCTCTATAATATGGACGCATGGACACAAGAACAGCAAGACGCCATACTCCAAGCCGAAGAGACCCTGAAGCGCCAAGTTAATTTTCTTAACTTTTCCATTACGGGCAAGAACAAAATCGAGGACTTAGATGCTTTTATTGAAGCATCGCGTAAAGATATGCCATTTGACTTGCTCATTATAGATTCACCTAGGAATATGCATTCTTATGATTCAGCCGGGCTGAAGTCCATGCACGAAAGAGAAGCGATTATTTACCATAAGATAAAAGGAATGGCGTCCAAGTACCAGGTCCCTATAGTCTGCCCATTGCAATTTAATAGAGAAGGAAATAGAAAATCAAGAAATTCCAATGAAAGCGCCGATAGGCAGGATGTGGCTGGTACTTTTGAAGCTATTAACTTGGCCGACATGGTAGTCCTTTTGAAGAAAGTTACGGACGATCAGTCATCAGGTAGAGGTAGCTGGATAGTATGGCATGTTGACAAGATTAGGAGCGGAGACAAGGATAACATTAAGGTAGCCTGCCGATCAGACCTATCAAGACTCATTACTCACTCCCCAGATTTGCCGCAGCAAGTCGTATTAGGTAAGTCCCTAGACGATATAATGAATGAAATAGCCATGTTAGATAGGGATAATAGATGACGGTATTTTATGCGGCGCAGCAAAAAAAATAATAAAAAAGCCTCTCCGCGAGTGCCATTGCAGAGCCTTGAGGAAAAAGTGACCTTTCTGACACTTGAAGAGTACGAGGCTATACAATCAGCTATTGACCTAGGCCAAAACGATCTTGATTTTTATGCAGTGTGTTTTGACGATGGAGAAGGCTTTAGACCCATAACAAAGACTATTGTATGTGCATATAGTAATAATAAAGCGGCAATATTTCCATTATTTCAGATGCCTGGGTCGGCAGAAGCATTTGCTAGAGACCGTCGAATATACCTAAAGAATAAGATATCGGCCAACAAATTAACCAAGTTTAAGGTAGTTAGAGGCTCATTAGAGGACTTCAGAACGGTAATGCAGTACATAACGTCGAAAGATTTGAAATTTAATCTTCAAATAAGCATGGCAATTGTATGGCCCCATCAAATCAAGCATTTAGATGGACATACAGAGGAATTACAGGTCTTAGATATTATAGATCAATTGCACTTGAACTAGCCTTAGTTTGGCTGTAAACTAATTTTATGAAATACTTAGTAATCGGAGATCCTCACCTAAAACTAGATAATTTGGAATCTGTAGGCAAACTTATGCTAGCTTACAGGGATTTTGCCAAGTCCGAGGGATTAAGAATAATCTTTTTGGGTGACTTATATCATACTCATGCCATGGTTCGTTCAGAAGTGCATCAATTTTGGTTCGATTATTTTAATCATGGCCATCACTTTAGTGGAAAGCCATTTGTAATTATTGGAAATCACGACATGGCCAATCAAGTCCTTCATGCCATGGAGTCAGAGAGCCCCATTAAGACCCTGCCCAATATTGTGCCGGTAGCGAGCCTAACGTGCTTCGAAAATATCTACCTGGCTCCCTATTGCCACACCCCAGAAATGTTTCACAAAGAATTGGGTGTCAACCCAAAGGGCATTTTATTGTGTCATCAGGAATTTGCAGGCTTTCGCTATGAGACAGGGATGGAAACCTCTCCAAATGCCTACAGCCCCGCATATCTTAAGGCATTTGATTTGGTATTGTCGGGACACATACACAAGCATCAAATAGCTAATAATGTACATTATGTAGGCGCCCCGTATCATCAAAAAAAATCTGATTGGCAAAATCCACGACACGTCGCCATACTAAATGCTGCAACTGCTTCCATTGAGTATATTTCGCCATTTCTAGATATCTCGCCCCTTGTCCCGCCCCCAGCGCCTACAGATAAAGCAGCTGCCCCGGAAGTTCGCAAAGTGAATAATTTCCAAAACCTAGACGAGATAGTTGATTTTGTGATACAAAGTAAGTACGACAATGAACAAGAAAGAAGACAATACAAAGAACTTGCCCGAAAGTACCTTTCAGGGACTTCCTGACGCTACTTCTGAACAAAACACTCTTTTGTTTCAAAGGATTGAAGGAGGGATTAGGCCGATCTCTGCCGAACTATCTACAAAATGGTACGAGCTGTACTTGGCCGGATATGATTACGCAGAGATACAGAAAACCTATCCAGCATATAATTTAGCGGACGTGCTCTGGTGCGCCTGGAAGTACGGTTGGTTTGATAAGAAAAATGACTATACCAGGGCCCTACAGAACAGGGTTGCAGAGCGTATGGCACAGGTCCGTTTCGAGATAGCTGACCATGTATTGGACCTTATGAAGGTTCATGACGTAATGAATAAGGATGCGGTTAAAAAATATATTGCCGATCCCGAAAACAACCCTTTACCTCCCTCAGCCATAAAGGGCACCAAACAGTTTAAAGACTTAATTGATGTACTAGAAAAGATAACTACCTTGGGGCAGCCTATTAAGCACGAAGTAGAGGTATTGCACACAGGAGAAGTCAACGTCGCTGGACCTAAACAAAAGGCCATTATTCTGGCAGAACTAGCCAAAGAAGTTGACGACATGACTGAAGATGAGTAGAAGCCCAGAAGAAATTAAAAGTTTCTTATTTTCTCCATGTGATTCAAGAGAAGAGCTGCTCAATTGGATTAGGTTCTTTTTAGGGTTTTATCCTTTAGATGTAAGGGTGTCGCGCTACGCCACATCTACCCCTGCGGATATGGTCTGGGAACTATATCAAGCCATGATGAAGGAACCATACAATCCCAGGCTGTCTATTTGGATTGCAGCACGAGGACATCAGAAAACCGCGACTGTTGCCATCTTTGAGATTTTGGCACTGTTCCATGGAAAACGAAATGTATTCCACCTAGCTGCAATTGAAAAACAGGCAGCCAGGGCAAAGGAATGGGCCAACAAATTCAGCACTAGAGAGCACCTAAAGCCCTACTTTTCTGGCACCAATAATGCGTCAGTTATCCAATTAAATCACCCGGAAACAGAAGATCCACTTACATATGAAATTGCACCCGCCCAGCTAACCAGGGTACAAGGTCCACGATCCAATGTCATGGTCATAGACGAGGTGTCGGTTCTAAAAGGTGAAAGAATTCAGGCATATAAGGAGGCCGCATATATTCCCGTCAATACTTTGGACGGAAAGCCTCCTATCGTGGCCTCCATTACCTCAAGACGCGGAGCATATACGGTCACCGAAGAAGAGATAGCTAATGCTAGCAAAACCGGCACGCAAGTTAAATTTTGGACGTGCCTAGAGGGTACAAAAGTATGTCCAGAAACTAGAAGAGGCAAAGACCGAGTCGATCTATATGTAGACATATTGAAGAATCGTGTAATTGAGCAACCTCAATACAACGCACTGCCTTTTAAAGAACAGGACGCCTTTAAAAAGGTGGAAATGTATAGTAACTGCAAGTCTTGCCCGATAGCAGCAATATGCCAAGGCGATCTTGCCGCCAAAAGAAAAACATATAAGTTCATGAGGACAATCGAGGACCTAATCGTTGACTTCAGAAAGAGTGAATACGACCTATTCCTTTCTCAAATGATGTCGCTACAGCCATCTACTGAAGGACTAGTTTTCTCTAAATATTCCTCAGCTCAACACAAAATTTCTTATCGCAAAATGTGGGAAATTTATACAGGTGAAGATCCCAATAGAGACATTACCGAAGGAGAGCTAGTAGCTAGGTTTCGAGCTGACGGTGTTCCTTGCTACGCGGGCATTGACTGGGGTGTCACAAATGACCCGTCCGTTGCCGTATTTGCTTTCGTAACTCCCTCCGAACAGGTATTTGTGCTAAGGGCTCACTACGCCCACCTGGACGCACAGCTATTTCTAGATGAGCTATGGAATGTATTTCATCAGTTCTACTTGCCGCAGAAGTATTTTTGCGATTCAGCTCAGCCAGGCAATATCCGCATGATGAAGCGCAATTGGGGCTTCCCGGTCTCGGAAGACGATAAAAAAGACAGAACAATCATAGAGGGAATCTTCCAGATTAGAAGGTTATTGAGTCCTTCCGTAGGGCCGCCTAAGTTCTATATAGCTGACCAAAATTGTGACAAGTTAGATGAGGAATTTAGGAAGTACCACCATGCCACAGATACCGCCGGTAAAATTATTGACGATGCTTTTGAAGATGACTGGAATCACGGACTTGATGCCGTCCGCTACTTCCTGTCTAAAGTAGTATCAAAGTTTCGAGGCGACATTGGGCTAGCCGACATTCCTCAAACTGATGCCGTAAGACAAGCAATGGCTAGCGGTACACCTATGACAGAAAAGCAAGCTATAAATCCAGATATCACTGACTTACTGCGAAGGGCCAATGTACATTTTGTAGATAATCGTAGTGATGCCGGTCAGGCCATACCGGGTATCCAATCGTTGGCCCCCATACCGAGCAGTCCTGCTGAAGTACCTAAAAAACCCGGCTCAAATTACGATGTTGACTTCTAAAATATAAAACTATATAGTTTTCTTATTAACAAGCCATTAGTGGCAAAGGAGATATAAAATGAGTTTCGCAAGTGATTATGATGCAACACAAGATTCCAAAAAAGAAGAAAGCAAGATTCACCGATTCTGGTTACCAAAAAATGTAGGCGAATCAGTAGTTTACAGATTACTACCCGGATTTTCCCGAGACCCAAATATTTCGCCGGATAGCGTTAAACCATATGCGTATTACAAAGTTCATAAAGTAGAGGTTATGTATGCAGGGCAAGAAAAAGCATATAGTCGTCGTTTTGTTAGCATGACGCAAAATATTAGTCGAGAAGAGCGAGAAAAATTTAAAGCAATTAAAAATGTTGTCGTTACCCAAAGCAATGCTTTGGATAAGTCTGTTCGTGAGCAAGTATTGGATCAGATTGAAGAGTTAAAGAAATTTTGCCCATTGGCGGCGTTAGCCAAGAAAAACGAACTAATCTACTTTACTAAAAAAGCTGAAGGTGCTCCCAAAGAAGTCCTAGATGCCTTATGGCGCAGAATGCTTGACAGCAATCCTAAAAGCATTTATCTTTTTAATGCTGTTAATAAGGACGGCGTAGTTGGTCTTTTTGAGATTGGATATACAGTATTTAAAAAAATCGAAAACGTACTTATTCCAAAGGCACGAGAAAAACAACTATCTATATATTCCGTAGGCAAGAACGGCGTATGGATTAAGTTTACTCGGGTATCAAAAGGCGAAAAAGATAACTACTCTGTAGAGCTAGCTACTGTTGAACGTGAAGTTGACGGCGAAATGCTGTCCGCTATTGATCGGTCTCCAATCCCAGAAGCCACCCTAAGAGACCTAGGGAAGCTTGGAGTAGACATCCACCATATCTATGACAAAGCAATGCTATCCAAGCAAGAAGCAATGCAGCTATTTTTGGAAAAGCCTCTTATTCCTCGGGTTCAGGAAAAAAAATCTGAAAGCCGCTCAGCTCCAATAGTAGAAGACCATATGATGGAAGAAGAGTCCATGGATGACCAAGAAATGTCCTTGACTGCCTCATCCCTACCTAGTACAACTACTGTTACTGCCACCAAATCAGTAGAGGATCTTTTCGACCTCTAAGAAAGGCTTTTTGTGCCTAAATTTGCAAGGCCATTGGTCTCATTACATACTCACTCAACGGGGTCGATGCTGGACGGTGCATCGACTCCACAACAACACATAGACTTTTGCGTAATGCACAACATCCCTGGGATGGGCTTGACGGACCATGGAACCATGGTTGGAATCCATGATTTTGTGACTTATTCTAAAAAGAAGAATATAGTTGGAGTCCCTGGTTGCGAAATATACCTAGATCTTTCCTCTGATTTTGACGGCTACGGCCACCTCACCCTTTGGGCACTAGATGCCGAAGGCTACAGAATACTCAGCATACTTAGTTCACGAGCTTTTGATAATAAAATTAGTCGATTCGGCAAAGACAAACCCAGGGTGCTATGGTCGGAGTTTCAGAAACACAATCTAAAGGGACATATAGCGGCAGGTACGGGCTGTATTGTTGGAGCAGTGGCCAGGCCATTTTTAAATGGCCAAGAGAGCGTAGCCCTAAAAAACTTAAATCGCCTTATAGAGATATTTGGCAAAGATAACTTATATGCCGAAGTCATGTTCCATAAGGTTACTCACGACTATGACAGAAAATCTAAACAATTTGTACCCAATCCATGTACTCCAATTTGTCCGGACGGCGACCCGCAAAGAGCATATAATCAATGGATTATTAGGCAAGCAGATATTTACAACCTAAAGGTTATAATTACGGACGACGCCCATTTCTGCTATCCAGAAGATAAAGTGCTTCAGGATGCCCTATTGACTAACGGAGACCCCACGGGCTGGAGGTTTCATTCTAGCTACCATAGGCAATCTGCTGAAGAAGCATTCAATATCGCTAGAGATACTATTATTATTGACGAAAGTAAGTTTGAGGGCTGGATGGATAACTCCTTGGAAATACTAGACAAGGCCAAGGATTTTAAATTTACCAAGCAGTTAGTCATGCCACCCGTAGAAATTTCACCCATTTACCTTCAAGATTCCGACCCATACCGATCAGAAGCTATTGCAAAAATGAAAAAAGTAGGTAGAATTAATGAAGATCCTGCTTACATAGGGAGGCTTGAATATGAACTCAAAGTCATTAGTAAAAATGGTGTTGTTGATTTCTTACCTTACTTCCTTTTCTTGGCTCAGGTCTGCGAAACCGCACGAGAGAAGGGTATTGCCATGGGTCCTTGCCGTGGTTCTGCTGGTGGATCTCTTGTTTCTTATTGGCTTGGTATCACTCATTTGGATCCTATCAAACTAAACCTACCTTTTGAGCGATTTTTATCATTTGATCGTATTAAAAGACAAAAGTTCCCGGACATTGACTTAGACTTTGATGCAGTTCGTAGGCCAGAGCTGGTTGAATACTTGCAAACAAAATACGGCACAAAATGTGCTCAAATCGGAACACACTCTACTCTTGGACTTAAGCAAGCCCTACAGGATTCATCTAGGGCTGTATATGGGGAAGTCTTACCCGAAATATATGCTATGAACAGAGACCTAAAATCAGCTCCGCAAGGAGTCAATATCCATGATTATCTCTATGGATATACTGATGAGGACGGCAATGTTGTCCAGGGCTACATAGAGCAAAATCCTCGCTTAAATCAATTTTTGACGGCTCAGCCCAAAATTAAAAACTTATTAGAGCGTATGTGTGGAATTACGAGACAATTTGGCCGCCATGCAGGAGGTTTTTGTTTGGCGGACAGAGACATATTCGAATATATCCCTACAGCCAAGATAGGTAAGGAAGCCCACTACATTACGCAGTACAGCAAAGACTGGGTGGAAAAAGCGGGCTTAATTAAGATGGATCTTTTAGGGGTCAATACACTTGCAGACATAGGAAGCTGCCTTAAGCTAATTAAAAATAGGTACAACAAAGATATTGATATTTACAACTTGCCCGAAGATCCGGAAGTATTCGAGCAATATCATCGTGGCGATACAATTACAGTTTTTCAAATGGAACCTGGCACGACTTGTCATTATGACGCCAGAGCTAAGCGTTCATGGTTGAGAGATATGAAGCCGAACTCTATAGCGGATCTAGCAGTAGTCACGGCCTTGGTGCGTCCAGGTGCTCTAGATGCCATTATCGAAGACGGCAAGACCACGGCAGCCGCCGCTTATGTAGATCGAAAAAACGGCGCAAAATTTGAATACTTACACCCAGACCTAGCTAATATTGTGGGGGACACTTACGGCATCTTTACTTATCAAGAACAGGTTATGCAGCTATTTATCGATCTAGCAGGTTACAGTATGGAAAAAGCCGATGTAGTCCGGGAAGGTATCGGAAAGAAAAAGCAGGATGTTATTGATGCAGCTAAAAAGGACTTAGAAAAAGCACTTCTTGGTCGGGAAGGATGGACGCAAGAAAAAATAAACATACTGACTCAGCAGGTTCAGGCATTCGCCAAATACGCATTCAACAAATCTCATGCCGCCGGATATGGGATGCTTTCTTATATATCAGCGTTCTTAAAAAAGAAGTATCCGCTAGAGTGGTGGACCTCTGTTTTGAGCAATTCAGACAAGGAAGAGATCAAAGATAAGTACTGGTCTAGCGTAAAGGAGTTTGTATTACTGCCAAGCGTCAATAATAAAAACACAAACTTTGAAATATTCGATAATAAAATTAAATCCCCATTAAGCCTTATTCACGGGATAGGTCCCTCTGCCTATCAAGAATTGGTCGCAAAAGCTCCTTACGTTAGCTTGTTAGACCTCTTTACTAGGACGAATGGACGAGTCGTAAAAGTAGATACCATAGCGGCCTTAGCGTATGCCGGTGCTTTTTCTGAACTCACCACAAAAAACCCTGCTGACATCATGCAAGAATATTTTATATACAAGAAAGCGAAAGACCCTAAGTATAAGCAAACAAAGGACTTTTCCAAATTTAGCAAAATTGACACACTATTAAAAATCAAAAAACACCTACCAATGCTGCGCATAGACTACTCCGACTATTACGCTGAAGATTTTAAAGTCAACGGATATTCTGTAGCCATTGAGCAGCACAGGGCCTCCGGTGTCGAATTTTATAAACAAAGCGCACACGGAAACGAATTAGTAATGTCATCTGCCGAAACTGCTTTAAAGTATAAGGATAAACACCCATTAAAACAAGGAGTTAGCATCAGCTTACTGGGCTTGGTTAGTGAAATTAAAACATTTGAATATACTAAAAAGAGCACCGGAGAAAGAAAATCGGCAGTAAAAGTAAAACTCATTACAAGAGATCAGCCGTTCAGTATTATTTACTGGGGCCAGTCAATTTGCCCTATAGAAGTGAACTCTTTGGTAATGGTTTCAGTACCTTATGAAGATATTATATATAACGATAGAGATTACTTGAGTTTTGGAAAGTTTAAGGCTACAGTTATAGACAGAAAAAACATAATCGAAGAGGGGGACGAATGACCAAAGAAAAGAAAAAAAGCTACCTAAAAAAACTACCTGAAGGAACCGAGGAATCAATGGCATCTTTGGATAGTCAAGCTCTTAAGGAAATCATTGTGACTTGCCAGCAACAATTGGCAGAGCTTAAAAAAGAAATGGACGATAATAAGCAGTACCAGGCAGCCAAAGAAATTATAGCTGAATTTAATAAAGGTCAGTCTGGTGTTAAGTCCGTTTTAAAAGCTAAGGTCCAGTACGCCCTGGACTTGCTAGAGGCCAAAGGTGCAATCTAATGTTGGACTTTGCTCAATTGGAAGCTATCGTCAGGTCCATAGCAGCCAAGCATAGGGACGTGTTTCCGAGCGAAATGGCCAATATTATGGTCAATGTCGTAAAGAGTTTTTTGGAAATTAATGCCCAGCCTGTCTTAATCAATAAAAATGACTTTGAGTGCATTAGGAGCGCTTCTATTGCTAAGCTCAATCAAAAAAGAAGACCTTTCTGGCACGAAAATGTTTATAAGTCGGAAATGACGCAAGAAGAACAACGCATGGCCTCGATTATCGAAGCTACAATTGACTTCCTAGTCTCAAAGGGTTATATTAATAGAAACGTGACGATCAACTACAAGGAGTCATAAATGAAGCAAATTGACAATCGCAAAATCTTTGTCATTATCAAAAAACCAGATGTATCTGGATCGGAAGTTGTGGCTTTGACGCAAAGTCTTTCGGATAGTGCTGTGTTTACTTCCGTAGGGCGAGCACTAAAAGAAATCATAACTAAGTTTTATGTTTCCCACAAGCCGCTCAATCAGCCCTTTGAAAAGGAAGTCTTCCTTGAATCTTCAGTAGTTAGCAAGATCTTTAGGGAGTTAGAGAGCCGGATTGACCGAAACTTCTTCAATATCCCCAGTAACAGTACCGTTAACCAGCCATTTAACAGTCTTATGGAGATGTCTGAATGGTTCGCAAAGATCGTAACAGACAACTACGGCAGTGACGCCCTTCTTGAAGTTATGCTCCAATCCAAAGAAATCCCTGCTGGCAAAGGTGCTGTTGTGGTAGTAAACCCACCGGCAGACCTAGAAGCGTCCATTTCCCGGCGCTTTGTCAACACTTTTGAGGTTGACCTGGCAGCCGGACCTGAACTAGCCGCCAAGCACGTCAAGGAGCAAATGGCCGTTAGAATGCCTACTGTAAACCTGCTATAATTAGATCTGAGGGCTACAATGGCAAAAAAATTAAATCTAGCTATCAATCTAAGTATTTACAGTGACTCAATTCAGAGCACCAATCCTCTTCTGCGGGACGTTTACCTAGTTAGGGACTTTGCTGATAGCGGACTTTATGACACATTGCATGAATCAATTGAAATAGATCCATCCGAGACTTTTGAAGTTTTTGATGGAACTCGCAATCTTAATCTGGATGCCCTTACGCAGGCCACCCTGGCCCTTGTTTCTGGCGATAAATACAAACTTACCCTAGCAGCCAATGGCGGTACTTTTTCTGGGTTCAGAACTAAAAGGACGATAACGCTAGATAACACCTCGGTTCTTGATTTTGATAAAATTACGGGACAATTACTGGAGATTAATGTTATTGGTGGAACTATTTGGTCGTTGGCTACTGTACAAATAGGCGATCAAATCAAAATAGAAAATGCCGCCAACGTCAATGTAAATAATAAAGGTCTATTTACCGTTAAGGCCAAATCAGGCACTATCCTAACTGTTGAAAATCCTAATGGAGTTAGCGAAGTCGTGACGCTCAATAATGGGGCAAATATAACCATATTTTCGGCAGCCGGAACTCAGCCAGGAGACAACCTCACTCTAGCTTCGCCATTTGCTGAAACTAATCGAGGCGAATTTACTGTCTTAGAGGTTACTGCCGATTACGTCACTTTCTCTGCCAATGTAATAGTACCAGAGGGTCCAATAACTGGTATTCAATCCGGTGGATTGGTAGTCTACAATAGAGCCTATAAGTTTGTTTATATCGAAGTTGAGTCTGGAGAGGCAGCAATGTTGCTGAACGACTCTAACGACGAGTCCCATAAAGTCAAGCCCTTAAACTCAGAAATTCCGGGCATTTACATGAAAACTGGTCCGGTTTTCAAAATTGAAATTAAAAATCTTAGAAACGACATTCCTCTTTCATTGAGAGTCGTTGCAAGTCAGAGAGAATAAAATGGCATTAGAGTTTAGCCAGAAAAAATCTCCTACAAGAGACACGATATCTGACATTCTGTACGGCTCAAGTTATGAAAAACTAGACAAAAACATACAGGATGGCATGGGATCTATCGTTCAATTGGCAAATGCCGTAGAGACCCCAGAGCTAGAGGATCTTCGCAAAATTAGCATGATGGTCGGTTTTGATGACCACGCATCCATAGTGCGCCCAAAGGCGATACAAAAAGATCCTAATGAAATGTACTCCAAAGAAAATCCATTGATTGTGGATAAGGTTCATGGCGTACCTAAAGTGATGCTTAAACAGCTATCGGTACGAGATCCGGTAGTGTCGGCCATCATTAAAGAGTTTTCAATTAGAATTGCTGCATTCGGAATTAAGTCGCGCAATCGTTATGATATTGGTGCCAAGGTGGTCCCAATTGAAGGACTAATCTCCGAAGACAATAAAGATAAAGTTGAGGCCGTTGTTAAGAATTTAGAAAACTGGTTTTTTAACATTGGAAATTTAAGAAAGCGCCCACCCAAATACAGAATGACCTTTGAAGAGTTTTTGGGAATTGTAACGAGGGACATGCTAACTTACGGCTATGCTGCGGTAGAAAAAGTCCGAGATAAGGACGGCAACTTGTCGTACCTATGGCCTGCGGATACCTCTACCATCTATTACGCAAGGCCCGGAGTTAGTAAGGCCGATCTAATAGGTCAACTTTCTAATTATGTGGACGATAAGGGCACATATAAATTCGAATTACATAATCACTATAGCTACATACAGGTAATCCAAGGAAAGGCATATAAAGGCTTCACCGATGCCGAAATGGACTTTATTTTCCTAAATAGGCAATCATGGTGGGAAAATCAAGGCATTACGACCGGACCGCTAGAGCTATGCTTGCCGCTAATCAACTCCCACCTACAGTCCATCAACTATAACAACAACTTCCTGCTTCAGGGCACAGCATCAAAAATGATCTTAATGCTCAAGAATGCCTCTCCACAAACCGTACAGGAATTTAGAGCTAGATGGAACTCAATGATATCTCAGGCCCATATTAACGGCTTTAGAACCCCTATTGTTGGGGGAGAGTTTGATATTGAGCAATTATCTTTGGGTAATGGTCCGAAAGATATGGAAATGGTTCAATTCCAGGACGATTTGGTTCGCAAAATGTGCTCCATATTTGGAATAGATCCTGCCGCTTTGGGCTGGTCTCACCTAGCAAGAACGGCCAACCAGAATAGCCTATCTGAGGGCTCCCAAGCATGGAAAGTGTCGTACTCCGAAAAAAGAGGGTTCAAGCCCGTACTTAATATCTTACAAAATTGGCTAAACTCGTCTGTATTGCCAGAAATTCAAGAAGGGATCGAAGAAATCCTAGAGTTTACGTTTGTCGGCCTAGATAGAGAAGATAAGCAGGTAGAGCTACAGAGATTCCAGCAAGAGCTTTCCACATATAGAACCATTAATGACATTAGAAAAGAGGTAGGTCTTGATCCATTGCCGGACCTAGGCTCTAATATGGTACTTAATCCGACAGCACTACAAATCAATCAGGTTTATATGAAGGCAAACGAGATTAGAGCTACCTATATGGGCCAGGAGGCTATGCAGCCAGAATTCGAAGCTCCTCCGGCAAATGCTGCTTTTATGCAAACCCAGCAAATGGAAATGCAAGCGACACAACAAGCTGAAATGGTGCAACAAGAGGCAGACGATAAAGCAGAGAAAATGGAAAAAAACATGCCAGTCCATAGGAGTCAGGCAGAGAACATAAGAGACGACCTTATTAATATCAAAAATTCCATTGAAGAAGAATTTGACAGAGCTTCTAAGTTGGCATTAGCTAAGCTTAAAATACATTCCGATGGACTATTAAAGCACGAGGGCAATTGTGGACCAGAGTGCGATCACGAATAAAATTGAAGAAGAATTAATCAAGATATCTGGTCGAGATTTTTCCAAGATTAAAAAGATCATTTCCAACTTGACCGCCTTTTTTAAATTAAAAATGATCGGACCGGACGCAGTCCGCCCTACTGAGTGGGCATCATTGGTTGCGGATAATTGGGTAAATCCAGCCGACCCTATTGATGCCATGAAAACCATTCCAGGTATTTACATCAGAACTATATCCATGCTCCCATTGCCGCCCCCGCCCGAAAGTATACGTAATAGGACAATCAAATTTCTCAAAACCAATTCCTTAAACTACCTGGAAGGTTTAAGACAAAAGCTAACTAATGATGCCCATGCCATAATATTGGGCGAGGGTGCAGCGTCAGAAAAGATGCGTTCCATTCTTGGAGAAGGCGTTGAGGCCGGAGCAAGCAATCAAGAAATAGCCCAGAAGTTGTCTGAAGCCTTTGGAAGGTTTAATGCCAATTGGCAGTCTGTTGTCAGAACAGAATTAGCTCATGCCCAAAACATCGCATCATTTGACGCCATTATTTCCAACAATGAAGGCAAGAATCCCGAAGAAATACTCGTGGCCAAATACGGACCCTGGGACGCAAAAACCTGCAAATCTTGCCAAAAACTTTGGCATTGGGAAGAAAATCCTTTAATTCCAAAGATATATAAGCTGTCTGAATTACAAGCGAATAACATTGGACGCAAGGCGGCTGATGCAGTCGCATCAATTGCCCCCACGCACCCCCACTGCCGCCATGTACTGGTGCAAGTCCCCGTGGGTTATGGTTTTGATAATGAAGGAAATCTGACATATAAAGGCAGCAGCTACTCAGAATTAGATAGGCAAAGGAAGAAGTAGCTACTCTTCCGACTGTATGATTGGTTGAACGGTAAATGCTCCCTCTTTTTCAAAAGGCAAGTTTACTTCCTTATAGTGAGCGCCGCAATTAAAACAATATTCGTATAGGCTTATTGATGAAGGACTTTTCCAATACTTCATGCGCTCTTCTTTTGGAGTTTTTTCATATATACGATTAAATTCTTTAACCTGCTTTTCTGCCTCTTTTCTAGTAACAGCATAGTGGCCCCAGCCGCATTTGCTGCAAGCTACCATCCTTTGCGCTCTAATCTTTAGAGGTTTTTTTCTTTGAGGCTTTGAGCTCTTTTTCTTCGTGCTCGGCGCTGACATAACCTTCCTTCTCTAGCATCTTTACAAAAAGAAGCGTTAATTTGGACTCTATCTTCTTATGTAGTGGTGAATGATCAAAGTCATCTAAGTGCGCAATTTCGTGAGCTAATGTCACCAATAAGTCCATCTTACTGTAGGGAGTAAATTCGCAAGTAAAAGGATCTACAGTCTTGATGTGTTGATGATGTGTCCACAATGTGATAACGTATTTCTTGCCGTCATTTGTGCTGCACAGCCCCATTGTTCTTTGCAGTTTATTTTTAGTAGGGCGGATAGTTTTAATAGACGTTACCTTCTTCAAAGAAGGCACAATCTTTTTGGCCTCTTCTACGTAGGGTCTAATCCATTCTATTTTTTTAGAAATATACATCTGTCACCTAGTTATTTTTAGTCGCCACTTACCCTGTACTGATATTATCATTTGTCGCTGACCATTGCTAAATAAAATGCATGACGCATGTAGCCAAGAACTTGGTCCACGGTTATAACGTAGCTTTAGTAAGGTAGAAGTTCCAACCTGCCACACTCTCCTCAAGATCCCTGGACTGTGGGAGTGACCTACAATTGCACTACCATAAGCTGTCTCTATATTGGCTATACTACCCCTAGAGCCATTTGGCCCTAGATCTCCATGGGCACCTAATTGAACTCCCGCGATCTTATAATCATCGTCTCGTTTCAACCAAACACAATTAGTCAATTTGATCTTTAAATCTCGTTCAATAGCGAACTGCACTGGATTGTGGCCATCGCACAGAGCTGCTGCTAAATCGAGAGCCAGCCGATAGTTATGAGGATCTTTAAGGTATCGCCCCTCAGACAAGTATCTATTTAGAAACTCATCGTGATTAGAGGCAACAATAACAAATTTCTGGTTGATCCACTTTTTCCTAAGCTCCATTAACAAATGTCCAGTATATGCAAGCTCTTTTTGTAGGGTTGTCGCCATGAAGTTCCGAGTGCTTTTGGCAGTTATATTATTATCTTCATGATGATTGACGCTTTGGCCGGAGAATACGTCATGAAGTACGACTCTCTTGGGCTCCACTATTTCTATGACTTCATCCCATGTATTTATGGCAGATGCAGCATGCTCTCCTGCATGAAGATCTCCCAATATCAAAGCCTCTGTATCCTTATGGCTTTTCCGACCTTGTGGGGTATATAAAGAATCTAGGTCATAAAAGTGACCGTTGGTGTCAGCCTGAACTTGCCTTACAAAAAATAACTTAGCGTCCTGAATTTCTACAATCAGGCCACCAACAACATGATCTTGCGTCGCCAATAAATCGGTCTTGCTGCGACCATAAAAAGGTACATTAATTGCGCCGGTAGAAAGCATAATGTGCGGCATCTTAGCATTAGAGGTGGCTACAGACTCTAGTTGTTGCTTGGGGGAGGCTACAATCACGCTCCATTCCTTTTGCCCTAGCCGCTTCAAGCCGGTCAGTGGATTAATTTGCTTTGGCGATATGCCAAAGTCTTGGGCAATCAAATTAGAATTAAATTGAAACGAAGTATAGAAAAACTGCCTTAGCTCATGATCTAATTCAAAACCTGCTTTCTTATGAGTGCCTTTCATTGGCAAGACAATAAGCTCAGCATGTTCAGCCTTTAAAAACTGCCTGATGCTTTCTAAGAATTTATAATGCACTGGCATTCCCGGGATACATGCGGTAACAAAGTACCGCTTTCCACGTCCACCCTTGCCATCGCGCTCAATAACCTCTAAAGACTTTGCCTTTGATTCTCTCTTGTATTCGCCCAGTGCTTCATCAGCAAGTTGCTTGTATGTCCAGCCATGATATCGCATCCCGTATTCAGACAGACTATCTTTTGCACGGTGCCTGTCATACTCAGAATGATTTGGTCTCTTGCCTAGTTTATCTGCTACTGCCTTAATAGATTTTAACGTAGCAGCCTTGAGACCTTTATTGTCCTTCTTTGACATCTACAGCCTTCTTTTTATAGATCTTGACTACCTCTAGCTTCAAATTGCCTTGTGGAGTTTCTTTTGTATGTGAATCCCCGACCCTTAGCCCAGCCATGGCGGCTTCGTCGTCAGAAATTTCAGCAAGAGCAGGAACTCCAAATTCATCGCCGTCAGCTTTGGCCAATACACTGGCACAATCGCCCAAAGCAATAGGCTCGTCTGACTCTTCAAAGCCATAGCCGTTCATGCGCTCCTGATGCTGCTCAAAAGCTAATTCATTTTGCAAGGAAGAGATTGTTGAATCGTCTAGGCCAAGCTTTCTTTTGGCAAAGCGAGCAATAATCCCACTTTGGATTAGCATGTCGCTCAATGCGCCGTCCAGCGCAGCTACGGCCTGTTCAAGTCGCGTAAGCCTTGCATCAAGCCGATCTGTCTTGCTGCCTGAGAAAAGATCTACTGGTTTATTCGGATTCATTTATCCCCCTGTGTTAATTTTGCAAAATTCTACTGACCCTATGGGCTCGTAGATTTTTTTAATTCTTAACCAAGAATGCCTCAATAACATCGGATTGTCAACAGTCTGAATGTCAAATATAAGCGACCGGTCCTTATCGGCAGTCGTTCTGAGCGCCCTACCTATGGCCTGCTTATTTAGAGGCTCTGATGCAGTGCACAAAATATTAAATAATACGTCAGTGGTTTTTAGGTCCGATCCCCGGCCCAGTACTGTCGTAGCTATTAGACATTTAACATCTTTATTATTAAAGTCAATTACGGCCTGGTTCACGCCCTTCTTATCGTCCCCAGAAACAAAAACAGCCCCAGGGATCATACTGACCAGCATTTCCCCGTATTCTTTCAACGGAACCAATATCAATACTTGCTTGGATTGATTGACAAATTTTGTAGCTAAAGCAACAATAGACCGATTCAACGCCATATTGCCCATTACATTGGTCTGGATATTTCTTAATCTGTCGTCGATATTGGGAGCAATCGCCTCGTGCTGCAAAATAACAAACCTTGGCCTACTAAGCACCCCGTCCTGTATACCTTCGCTAGTTTCGTATTTGTAGATTGGATCATAGGTAATACCGCGCAACCGTATGTCGGCACCGTCATTGCGCATCCAGGTCCCAGTTAGAGACAGTCTATTCCAGGTATTTGGGAAAATCTTTAAGGCCACGTTTTCAAAGGTCTTTGCAGGCATAAGGTCTGCTTCATCAAAAATAACCAATTCAACATCCACAAAGGGATTTTCCCCAGATATCTTAGCTAGACTCTGCAATGTGGCTACTGTTATCAAATAGTCAACTTTTTTGACACCTGCACCATACTTACCCACCCACCGCTGCCCTAGGTGCTCTTTAAAGGTCCTATATGTCTGCTCTAAAATCTGGGCACTAGGTACGCAGAATACGGTCTTGACGCCTAGTTCACGAATAACGCGAAGAGCCAACGAGGTTTTGCCGGACCCTGTACCAGCAATAATAGTAGAGCGCCTTTCTCCATTGATATAGCGTTCAAAGGCAATTTTCTGCCATTCCCTCATTGGTGGGGGCTCTTTATGCCAGGGGATTTTTTTAGAATTGTCTGGGCGATTCACAACATCCAAAACCCTATACGGCTTTTTAGACATCTTCAATATATCCTCGACTATGGGCCAAAGACCACCTAAAATGTTGATATTATTGGCATCATCCTGTTCGTAGCATTTTTCAAATACTAGATCCTTTAGCTCCTGAAGCTTATTGGATGCCCATTCCGTCCCGTATCGACTAGAATAAAAGCCGAATTTTTTAACAAAGTTTTTAACTTGAAACTCAGCGGACTTATTTTTATAGCGCAAGGCGTTATCAATTAATTCCAAAACCCTGTCGTAACTCTCGGTCGCTTCATTAAAATTTAGGGTCGTGTATGTAGGGCCGTGGGTTACTAATATCATACCCAGAGTTTACAACTATTTGGAAATATAGTAAATTAAAAAAAATGAGTCGCAGCAGAAGAGGCGGTAATAGGGATAGGGACGAGATTTTAAGAGGTGAGCTTAGGAAAGCCAAAAAGCAAATTAAGCAACTCCAGAAAGAAAATCAAAGACTTATCATTTTATTAGAGCATCAAAATAGACCAATTGTGGTAAGGAAAGGAGTGTCAAAAACTAAGACACCTGTCCAAAAAGGTGACTGCCCTGATTGCGGAGTGGGTATATTGGAAGTAATAGATTTGGGACTTAGGAAGATGCATGTGTGTAAGGAGTGTGGCTTTAGGAAAGTCATTAAATTAGATGGCAAAGACAAAACGTGAAGCTCTAGTTGAGTTAATGGTAAATATGCCCATGGACAAAAGATGTCCAAGGAAACTCAACACTCACGCCGAAATAGGTCTATGTCCCAATGCGCTGCAAAAAATTAACGCAATTAGACAATTTATAAATGAACACGGGAAATATCCTTCGGAAGTTGAAGAAAATGAACTTCCCGGATGCCAATTTTTTGCCAATGACCATAGGTCTGGTTATTGCGTATTTGCTAAGTTCGGCAAAATAGGTCCAAACGACGCAATGAGTAGGGATGAAATAGCGGCGACCATTATGGTGGACAAAAAGGAACTAGAGAAGATTGAATCAACGGCCATGGAAAAGCTTAAGATGTCCTTTACTAAAGAAGATATCCCCGACCAGCAATCCGGTGGAGGATATACGGTTTAT